GGGACATGGAATTCAAAACTTCCGTAGGACTGCCATTTGCGTACATAGATCAGGGACTTATAGCGGTCAACCTTTCCAAGAAAGTTCATCTCTTTGTCAAAGACGTTAATCTTTGCTAAATCCATATCATACCAACCACCTTATCCGCTGGCTCATTTACCTGTATCGCAAAAGGCCGCCAGCCCAAAGACTGCTGTTTTTCAAACCAAGCGTCAAACTGCGCCTGGAACGCCTTGAGCATGGTGCCCATCTCATTAAAATATTTTGGTCGGATGGCACCGCACAGTTCTTCCCGGTACCGTTCATCGGTTATGGTCAGCTGTCCGGCCTTGCTCACACGCACCTGCGCCAGGGACAACTCGTGCCGGATACTGTCCTGCTGTAGGCTCGGCGGGGCTGGGCTGCTGGCCGCTGTTCCAGGTTTTAAAGCGATTCGGCAGGTCTTTTCGCTGTAATCCAGCCGGATCACCACCCGGTCAATCCGGTCGTAATTGGCGTCCGGCGTGACCGTCATGCTTTTGGTTGAATCATTGTAATTCCAGGCCCCTCTCAAAATCGAGAAGCCCTTTGCCACCTGCACCTTTCCAGCGCTGGCGGTCACGGCATAGTCCATCACGCCGGCGCTCGAAACCGCGATTCCAGAGTAAAACAGGTTGTCGTAGTACCTCAAAAGCTCAGTTTGCCCGTATTCGGTATCGCCATCAAAAAATCCATCATGTTCTGCCACTTTCTCACCACCTTTCGGGTATTAAAAAAGCACTCTTTCGAGTGCTGTTGCATTACTAAATCTTTTCTATTTCATATTCTCCAAGAAGAATACGAATAAGATAACTGTCCCAATCATCTTGAAACTCATACGCATCGGGGCCAGCTATGCCATTTTCTGTAAAATAATAAATTTCATTGCATAGTCTTTCGCCATCCGCGAATTTAATGTGAAATTTTTCTCCAATCCTAACACCTAGAAGATCCGCTACTTCTTTCATACTATTTTTCATCTTTCATCACGCTCCCAAATACCGCTCCCTGAACCGAATCTCCACACTTTGCGGTACCAGCTGGTTCTCGGTGGTATACTCCACCAGATTATCCCCAACCCGCAGTTGGAAGAAATCACTCCGCCAGTCAATGGCACTAAATGCGTTCTCCCGCACACCATCCCGCTCGATCTCAACGCTGTTGACACCAAAGGTGGTGTCGATATACAGGGTGTCGTCGCTGGTTAACTCCCGCTTTACGCGGATGTACTCCCCGGTTTGCAAAAGCCTTACGGTCGGGTTATACGCCGGGCCTTTAAAGATAATCTGCACGGGCGTTTCAACGTGGCCGCTGTTGATAATATTGACTCTCGGTTCTCCGCGCCTTTTTAAATGGAACGGCAGCTTGAAGGGGAATTTCAGGCCGCCGATCCAGGTGGAGATTTCGGTATTAGATTCTGTAATGGTTTTGAAAAACGGTTCGGGGCAGACAAGCTCAACATGCATCTTCAAAGGCTCGTACAAATTATTCTGGTTATCCTTAAGGCTCTCCACTTCATAATCAATGGTTTTGAGCACCCCGCAATAGTCCACCAAAAGCGTTCCTGTCTGTTTTGGATTGAAGAAACGCAAGAGTTGATCCCGTGTTTCAGACGATTTTTCAACGTTTGGGCATTCAAATGTAACCGCAATGGGCCTCTTCCCGATCCGTTTGGATTCCACGTCATCCCCATCATAGTGGTTCCTCTCGTTTGTTTTAACTTCATATTCAAAGCCATCCAGACCCGTCGGTTTCTCTAAAAGCCTCAGATCGAAGCCCTTTCCCATCTCGACGGTCTGGTTTCCATTCTTAAACTGCAACTTTACTTTATATTTATCCAAAGGCAAGCTCCCTTCCTGCCCGCTTCAATGCGCGCGCTGTTTCGCTTGGTGATTCTGGCGTTTCTGCAAAATAGATGTTTTGAGTGATGCCATTATCGTTGTTGTTGGTCACATTGCTGATTGTAGTCTGATTGCTTCCGGCGTTGACACCCGGGTAGTTCTTTGCCAGGGCGATCTCATGTTTTACGGATGAGGTTAACAGTCCGCTCCAGAAACTGCCGCCGCTGTTGGCATAGGGGTTGTCCTTCTTGCGCACCACCGCCTCACCTTCATGGACCATGGCCAGCATATCTTTTGGAATGTACCGGCTGCCAACCGCAAAACCTGGAAACAGCTTTAACGGGTCAATCTGCTCGCCGCCCATGATGACAGAGAAGTGCAGGTGGGGCCCAGTGGAATTCCCGGTACTGCCAACCAGGCCGATGACCTGGCCCTGGGCGACGCTGGCGCCTTCACTGGTGCCAATAGCAGACATGTGCCCATAAAGGGTTTTGAGCCCGCCACCATGATCAATGATGACGCAGTTTCCATAGCCGCCGTTGGGGCCTGCCAGCTCAACCTTACCGGGCAGGGCCGCGTAGATGGGCTCACCCATGCCAGCACCGATGTCAATGCCCTGGTGATAGCTGCTGCCCACCCCGCCCGTATCATCACGGTACCCGAAATGGGAGGTGATGGTTTTGCTGTCGGTTGGGAACAGGATGCCGCCGGAACCAAACAGGGCGCCGGACAGGTTACCGAGCTTAATTCCCAGCTTTTCAAAGAGCTTGGTGGCCCCATCGCCCATGAGCTGGATGGTTTTCAGGATGTCGAAATTTCCGCTTTCAAAAGCGGCTTTCATATCCGCGACCATCTTGTCCACGAAGCGCATGAGCTCGTCACCCTGTAAACCGTTGATCAGTCCTTCGATGAGGTAGGCCCCCATCTCAAACATCACTTTAGAAGGTGAGTTGATCCCGAAGCCTTCCTTGAATTTGGTCACCACGGACTGTACCAGGCTGCTGGCCGCGTTGTTGGCGTCTTCCTGCCTGGAGTTAATGCCAGAGACCAGGTTGTCAATGGCGGTGGCCCCGATACTGTAAAGCTGTCCGGGGAGGCCGCTTAAAATTGAAACCGCCGTGTTTTTCAGTTCGTTAAACTTGTTTGCGGACACGCTGCACATCCGGTCTAAAACCGCGGTGATCTGCGACAACATCCGCTGCCATTGCTGGCTGGTCAGGTTGGCGAAGGTGGTGGTCAGGTTGTTGACCTGGCTGTAGGTGGTGTTAAATTTCGCCTTGGTGCCTTGCTGCAGTTGATCCACAAGGGTGTGAACATTCGTCTTAATTAAAGTCCACTGGTTGGAAAGCTGCTTGCCTTCCGCGGCGGTCTCTTCCACAGGGACGGGCGCCACGCTGGTCATCGTGGTCTTGACGTCCACGTTGGCGTCGGCGCTCAGACCGGACACGCCAGCTGCGATGGCGCTCTTTAAACTGGGCAGTTCGCTTTCAAAACCCTCACCGATGCCTCGAACGATGTTGACGCCGATTGTATCCCGGAAGACGGTCGATGGCGAATGGATGCCCAGAGCTGCCTTCACGCCGTCAATCAGGCCGTTTGAAAATCCAGCGATCTTATCTTTGATCCAGTTCACCGCCCCGTTGATGCCGTTCCAGATCCCTTCAACGATATTCTTGCCGATTTCCTGCACCTTTTCAGGTAGAGAAGTAATCGTCTCGATGACGCCGTTGACCAGATTGAGAGCGGCCTCTTTGGCGGAGTTGTACAGGTTTGAACCCCAGGATACCACGTTGGCGATCGTCTGCTCTAACCAGGCCATCACCCGGCCGGGCAACTCCTTAAACCACTCGATGACCGCGTTAATCGCGTCAATGGCCGCCTGGCGCATCTGAAGCTTCATGTTGATGCCCCAGGTGAGGGCCCGCCTTAAGGCATTGACCAGCCATTCATTGATCCGGCCTGGCAGTTCGGAGAACCACTGGCCCACACTGGCGATCCACTGCGGCACAGTCTGGGTAAAAAAGTTCCAGACGTTCACGCCCCACTGGACCAGTGTGCCGAGCGCGTAACCCAGAGCGTACCCGATCAGGTAAGGCAGTTGATTGAACCACTCACCGACGCTGGCAATCCAGGCTGGAATGGTTTCTGTAAAGAAGGCGACAATGCTGTTCCAACCGTTTTGGAAGGCGTTTTTGATGTTCGCCCAGAGATTGTTAACCCACTCCCGGAAACCTTCGTTGTTGTCATAGAGTAGCTTCAAAGCCCCGGCGATTGGATTGACAATAAATAGCCCGATCCCCGCCCAATTGCTTTTAAACCACTCAATGAGGCTGTTAAAAGCGTTTGGGATGGTCTCGGTAAAGAAGGAGACAATCCCATTCCAGATGTTGATAACACCGTTTCGAAAATCTTCGTTGGTGTTCCAGAGGTAGATGATGGCTCCGACCAATGCCGCAACAGCAATAATTACAAGTCCTATTGGGCCACCAAGCGCTGATATACCAGCACCTAACGCACCGAGAATTCCTTCTGCTTCTTTGACCTTTCCGATAATACCAAATATTACAGTTGCTGCTTTAAAGGCGATAAAGGCTGAAGCAATGCTGGATATGATACCGCCTATTTCGTATCCGTTATCCAACAACCAGGATAACCCCTGAATTAGCTTAGGAATAATATTTTCCGCGGCATTTTTTAGCCCGGATTCAAACGCATCACCAACACCCGCAATGGCCTCTTTTAAAGTTGGTAGATCTGCGGCTGCGAGGCTTTCATCAATAGCCTTAATAACCGATTCAATCCCCCGGGCTACTGCGGCGCGCATATTATCAAAAACCGCGCCCCAGCTCATGCCCGCTTCTTTGGCGGCACCCGCAATGCTTAAAACACCGTTGGTGCCCTCTTCCATGGCTTTGGAAACCGTATCGATAAAATCCGAAGCACTGATCTTACCGTTAGACAAAGCGTCCTGGACTTCCGCTGAGGATTGCCCGGTTGCCTGGGCATACATGCCCACCGCGTCAATCCCAGCATCAAACAATCGGTCAAGCTGATCCATCTCAACGGTGCCTTTAGTCCGCATCTTCGCCAAAGCGTCCGAGACGTTCGCGAACTGTTCCGAGCTGCCATCGCCGTAAAAGGCCACGGCATCGCCCCAGATACGCACCTGCTCAGTCGCCTGGTGGATATCCAGACCACGCGTCACAAAGTCCTGGGTCGCTTTGGCAGCCACATCCAGACCGTAGGCTGTGCCTTTGGTGATACCCTTGAGTTCCTCCAGGGCCTTTCCGGCAGCCTCAGAATTTCCGGTAATAGCGGTCATGGTCCGGTTGAACTGGTCCATAGTATCCATGCGGGAAAAGGCTTTGTCAATCGAGCCCCGAATCAGGCCGATTGCCGCTGATGCGACAGTCACCAGGCCGATTGCGCTGGCAATCTTTTTGATACCTTCGACGGCGCCTTTGGCACTGCTCGTAACTCCTTGAAATGATTTTTCAGCCGTATTTTTAAATTTAAATAGGTCTTTCTCTGCCCCTTTCGAGTCGACCCCGGTTTCGATTATAATTTTGCCATCGGCCAATGTCTTCACCACCTTTGTATTGCTGTGATTCCGTCATCGGCACATAATGGCACTACCTGACTTGTTTTCCGTTTATGATTTTTATTTCAAATGTTTTCTTACATTTTCGCCCTTTGCAGGCAATAAAAAGACCCCTGCACTCCGACTGCTCGTCGTAGGTGAGAGGCATGCTATACCCGCAGTGCGGGCATTTTACTTTCTTTTCAATGTTTATCACCAACTTTCGGGTAATAAAAAACCACCATTAAAGGTGGCTAGATGCTATAATATGACTTCTCCATTGCCATTAACTTCTTGCTGTTGTGCATAGTTTTCTCTATACAACTTAACAAAGTCCCAACAAGCTATCGGTGAATAATTTGTACTAAAATAAATTGTTTTAACGTCATTTTCGTTCACTCCATAGTAGGATATTACAAAAACGCTTGTTTTAGTTTTCTTTTTTTTAGTTCCTGTCCCTGATAATCCGCCTAAAATTGCGCCTACTGGTCCAAATAAAGCAGCGCCTGCAATGCCTCTTCCAACCACACTTTTTTCTTTTTCTTTGATGTTTTCTTCGGTGACAATGTCAACCGTGATCAATTTATTTAATGGAATAGAGTACGTATTGACTGGTGTTTTTTGGAATACATTTTTTAGCAGCACAATTTTCAATGCTTCATCCTCAAACTTTATTTCACACAATGCGAATTTAGCTGCTCCTGGCAACCCTTCTAAGACTTGTAAAAGTAATGGTTTATCTTTCTTTTTCAAATACCCGCACCCCCATAATAATATAAACAAATTATACTATCATTCGCTGGATTGTGCAAGGAAAGCATCAATATTTCCGTCACCCATCAGAATCTTGGTAAATTCATCCTCTTCCGCCTGATCCACTTCATTGAGGGGCAGATCCCATATGCGATGCAGCCGTTTGATTTCATTCTTCTGCTCCTGGGACATGCCTTTCTCGGGCTTCGCGCACCGGTAACCCATAATCTTTTTCATCTGGGTGGTGTCGTTCAGGGACTCAAACATAGCCTTAAACTTCCACCAGTGCAGGTATTCGGTGGCGTACAGGTCAATGCCGTACTGCTCCAGAAAAGAGGCGTAAATATACTTAAAATCCCGTTCATAAGAATAGATGGGACGTTCCGGTTTTGTCGGCTCTTCCTGGGCCTTTTCAATGCTAAAATCCGGGTCGCAGCGGTAAAAGGCCAGTATTGCCTCCAGGGCGGCCTCAACATCCCGGGGGATGCCGCCGAAATATAAGACCAGGGCTTTTTCCTGCCGCTCCTCATAGGTCAGTTTCGGGTCCAGCATGCAGGTTTCAAATTCAATGGAGGTGCGGAAATCTGTGTTGAGCGGATATTCCACACCGTTCAGCCAGACGGTTACCGGTAAGTCCTCAATTAAGGGGTTCATTTCTTTTTCTTCTTTTTAGCAGGCTTGGTCATGGGCGCTGCGGTTTTAGCGGGCTGGTAACGGCTCTGCTCATAGGCGTTGATCTGGCCGATGACAAAGTAGAGCACATCGGTCTCCTCGATGACGTCCTGTTTCCGGCTGCCAAAGATTTTATCATGGGCGCCTTTTCCAAGAAGCGCATCCAGTGCCTTTTTAAAGAACTTAAAGGCGCGGTCAAGGGTTTCTTTTTCGTCGCTGTCCGCATTGGTCGCCTCCAGCGTTTTCTGTGCTTCTTTCAGCAGTTTGTCTTTTTTCTCAAAGAGCCCTTGGTTAAAGGGAATCTCAAAATGCTGGTCTTCTATATCAATTGGGATCGCGCTCTGGCTAAAGGTAAATTTACGCATTGTTTACTTCCTCGCTTTCATTGTTCAGGCCTGTGGGGCCACGGCTGCGGTTGCAGCGCTCAGTTTGGTACCCTCAAATTTTCCGGTACCCGTTGCTTCTACTTTTATAAACTTGCCCTGCTGTTCGGCTGAGAGAATCAGGGTTTTATTCGTTGCTTCTGGGATATTACTATAACTGCCACCCGCGCTGTCAGCAACCTTCCACTGGTAAGTCGCAGTCGCATCAGCCGGGTCGATATTAGCGGTTAAGGTCTGCCCCACTTTGGCCGTCCCATCGATTGAGACGGCCTTCAGCGGGGTTTTTACTCCCCCGCAGGTGTAAAGGTCCTGGTGGCGGTGTTAAACTCGCCGTCGATCAGGTCACCCACCTGGTTCAGGTTGCCGGAGAGTACCAGAGGCTGGGCCCCTTCACCGGAAATGTCCGAAATTTCAGTGGAGCACCGGAACTTACGCGCCTTAAAGGTGTTTTCCTTGCTGGCAACGGGTTCAAAGAGTTCCACGCGCACGTAGTCCACTTCGGCGTCCGCACCGGTTTTCTGATTTCTCCCGATCTCGTAGAGCTTCATGAGGGCCCGTTCATCTTTGATCATGTCCGCTTCAAAAGGGAATTGCCCCTGGTAGCCCGTAGTGGTGGATGAGGTCGACTTATCATTAATATAGGCCTTGGTATCCACCTGGGCGTTGGGGCTTTCGTTGAGACTGTTAAAACCTGTGCCCATCAGGGCATATTCTTCAGAATCGGTTCCGATATTTAAATAATCCGCGATATTATACCGCATGAGTTTTTCCATTGCTGTTCCTCCTTACATGCCGGGCTGCTCTGGCGCCGGCTCGAAATATTTTAATACACACTGGATCTGGTAACGGGCAACGCTCGCGTCCGGGTCCACGTCAAACAGATAGGGGGTCAGGGCGGCTTCCATACTCAGGGCGGTCCGCCCGCCGCCAAGGTCCGGCAGCTTCCTAAACATGGTCTGCTGTGTCAGCCACAGAGCGAAGTTGTCGTAAAAGCCAAGATTTTCAATGTTTACGATGGCGTCCCGGCCATAGTACTCCTTGCTGGCAAAGATAAAGCCAAACTGCTTTTCCGCATCACCATTAACATACGTCTTGACCACCGGATCCACGGGCATGCTCTCAACCACGTAGGTCTCCGGGTCTTCCCCGAGAAAGTCCACGCCGATCTGCTTCACGCCGGATTCAAATTCCGGCAGATAGGGGCAGGTTTTGATAAAATCCCGCACCACCTCGATTAAGGGTTTCATTTTGCTTTTCCTCCAATCATGCCAGCCACGGCCCTTACAATGGCGTCTCCCCGGGCGGCCCATGCTCGGGTGGCCCAATGGGAGCCCCGCATGGGGGCGCCGGCATACTTTAACTTTTTATTGGTTACTTTTTTAGGGGCTCTCCCAGTCATAACCTTCCCGTAATACTGGTACCGCGCGTAAGGTCCTGGGTAGATCAGCTGCCCTTTGGATGGGACGATACGGGCAGTGTTTTTAAGGTGTCCAGTATCCTTTGGGACATAAGGGTCGGTTGCCCTTCTTATCTCAGTTAGAAGTTTCTTCTGGGCTTCGCCGCCTTTGCCCAGCTTGCGCTTGGACAGAATCTTGTGGGCACTGTCCATTTCCAGACGGATTTTTGTCCCTTTTGCCACTATTTACACCCCAGTTCAATGTGGGCGAGCAGTTCCGGGATAAAGTCCAGGTTATCCACTATTGAAAGGATCGTGACGGCCTGATCTTTTTCCAGGGCCCGCCGCAGGGCTTTGCCTGTTTCGTTGTAGGTTTTAATCCCCCGCACCACAAAATCGGCTTTCTGCATGGTTATCGTGTCTTTACTGCTCTTGGGAATAAAGATGGTAATCACATCCGCTGCCTGAAGGCCGTTGTCGGTGACGCCTGTCTTGCGCTCCCCCTGCCAATCCACGCCATAGACATGGTCGGTATCCGGGGGTCCTTCGTCGTTCAGATGGACGATGGTGATATCGGCGTTGGGCTCAATCATCGGCTTTCACCCGGGTAAAACCCTCGGTAGAGCAGGCCTGTGTTGGTCAGAAACGGGCAAGCGGCTTTGTAGCTGTCCTTTTCATAGGTCTGCTTGTCCGCATTTGCGTAGGTCACCGACTTTTTCCCGATGCTGGCGGATACAATGCCAGCTTCTCCCGATTCATAGGCTCTTCGCGTTTCGGCTACCGCGCACATGGCGTTTTTAACCGCTTCGCTGATGGGCGCCTCTGGGTCAATCCGTCCAAAGGTCAGCCTGTCGAGGTCCGCGGTCGCTTTGACCGCAAGACCCTCGAATTCTGCTTGTTCCTTAATCTTCGTCCCATGAAAGACGTCTCGGTAATACTCAAAATCTGCGTAAATCATGTTTACGCCTCCTTCTTAACCGTTGGTGATCAGTCTCGCGATCGGAATCGCCTTCGGGTTGAACTTACATGCCCAGTTAGCGGTTGCGGCCAGCTGTGCATCGGTCGGGGACTGGGTCCAGCCGGACTTCGGCACGATGAAGCTAAAGCCATTGGGGTGGATGGTTTCGCGGATACGGGTGTACAGGGTATCCTGACCACCGTTCTTCGCCGCTTCCCGTACAGGTTCTGCGGGCACATCCAGGCGGCCGTTTGCGTGTCTCAATGCGCCTTCACCGAGCAGATAGGTCGTGTACTTCTTCAGCGCCTTGTTCGCGCCTTCTCCGCCCACGGTTTCAACCGGTACACTGTCGTCGATGATGACCGAGTATCCATTACAGGAAGCCAGCCCTACGGGTTTCTGGATGCCGTTGGCATCGGTCTGTTTCCAGTATTCCAGCACCTGAAGGTTCTCCAGAGTTTTTGCGACATTGGAGTGCATGATCGCCATGCGGAAAATGCTTTTATTGTCACCACAAGCCTGGGTTGCCAGGTCGTTGAGGTGGGTCGCGGTAATCAATGCCGGATCGGCGGTTGCGGATACATCTTCGGCTGTGTGGTTTTTCCAGTCAGCTGGTGTGGTGATGCCAAAGAGCGCATTTAAGATGTTAATGAGCACGGTTTGGCGGTATTTGTTCCAGTAACGGCCAATGGATCCCGCAATGTGGGCCATCGGGTCAGCGCCTGAAAGCTCAGCCACGAAGTTTCTGGCGGTAAAGCCGCGGGTACGGCCATAAACAATCCCAGTCTGTGCGTCACCAGAGGTTTCGCTGGTCGGGATGTCGGTCTGGCCGTCATAGTTCGCCGGATCGCCGGATAAGATGTTATAGAATGGGATCGTGTAAAGATTCCCATCGCTTTGAATCTGTGACGCGATGGTCGCGTCCTCCACCATGACGCCGCTGTTTAAAAGCGCGGTAAGCTTTGGATCGGGTTCTTCGGCCCATGCCTGCATAAACAGTTCTTCGTCAAAAGGGTAGTTTAAAAAAGTTCCTGCCATAATTTAATCTCCTTACTCAGCCGTTTTGAGCGCTTTATAAGCGTCTGGCTGTTCGTTTTTGAATTTTAATTTTTCCATGTACGTCATATTCTTGAATTGATCCGCGGTGATGCTCATGTCCCCGGGATCACCCTTGGAGGGGTTCACAATCTGGGGAATGGTCTTCGGATCCCGGAAGGCGGTCGGGACGCTGTTTTTCAGCTCAGACAGCCACGTATCCGCGTCTTTAAAGGTTCCGGAGGCTTCGTCATAGTCAAAGCCTTTTTCGTCGAATTCAGCCAATATGCCGCGTTTTGTGTAATCATCCGTAAAGGTTGTATCACCAAAGAAAGCGGCGCGGCGTTCTTCATAGGTGCGTTTGGCTTCTTTCTCCTCCCAGGCTGCAATGTCTGCGTCATACTTCTTTTGCAGCTCGTCCAGCTTGTTTCTTAAGCCCTCGGGGTCTGCTTTTTTGAGTGCTTCAATCTCGGCGTCCTTCTTGGAAAGCTCGCCTTCCAGTGCGCTGATTTTTTCCTGCTTCGCGTCGGCCTTGGCCCGTTCTCTTCCAATGTCCGCGCTGTTTTCATCCAGAATCTGGTCAATCTGTTCTTTTTCAAGGCCCATGGCCTCAAGGGTTGCTCGTTTCATGTGTTCCTTTCAAGCACTGCGCTTTTTTCGCGAGGGTCGCGTCCTCTGTGCTCCCTTAGTTTCGCGACTTAGGGACGGTCCCGAATTTGAGTATAAAAATAAGACGTTAACGCACGTCTTTGGCGAGATGTGGGATCACCTCCGTCATTTATTCAAGTAAACTGTAAGTTTGTCTAAAAATATCAGGTTTGCAGGGATACAATTCGTTTTGTACGCCTTTGATAATATAATCACCAACACTCACACGCAACAGGCCCTCTAATGTCCGAATCTGTAATTCCGGGCCATCAAAATGTAGCGTGCCCTGCTCCAGTGCTGTCTGTGCCCACTCTGGCACGTAATAGGTACCGTCGCGATTCATGAAATCGCCGTCATACTGAAATGCTTCAATGATAACGGGCTTTTTAACGTAACTTGCCATTATTCTCTCTCCTTCCTAAGCAATGCCGGATTATCCTTTAAAACAGACATAAGGCCGTGTGTAAGACTGACAACTTGTTCTTCTTTTAAGTCGATGCTGTACTGTTCATCAATGGCATGAATCACCTCATGCAGCAGCGTTGCCTTCTTGTGTTTCTTTCGGTAATTTTTATTAATATAAATCTCCTGCCGGTCATAAAAAACCTGGCCGTAACAGATGGTACCGCCGTCAATTAAGGCTTCGTCTGGTGGCTGCTCTAAAACCTTATATTCTTTCCAGCCAATTTTTACTTTTTTTGGTAAACTCATTTTTCACTGCCTTTCTCAAACGCCAGAAATGCCCGGCATGCTTCGCGGTTGGTGCATTCCAACGAGTTTTTGTATGTTTTACAGGGGTCGCTTGCGTATCCGCATATCTCTGTTTCAATCACAAGTGCCTGTAAGGGACAGTTTGTTTTACAAAAATCATAGGGCATAAAATCTAATCGCATGGTTTTCTCCTAATCCTTACTTCCACTATCTTTTCCGGCTTTATATACATTGATCAGCAGCCGTATCGGGCTCAATGCGACCATAATCCACCAGATTACCCAGTAGGCCGTTGGTAATTCTAATGCGTGTCCTATCATCCACAGCAAAGCTAATGTTAGCATGTTCTCCTCCTTATTTGGCGCACTAAAAAACCACCTTCCGTTTTGCCGGTTGGCGGTTAGTCCGTGTGATGGTGCTCACACTTGAGACAAATTTCTTTAAAATTTTCTTGCTTAATGGCCTTTTCTGGCGCTGTCCAATCCGGTGCCGAATCCTCGACCACCATGTGGATATCAAAGCAAGTACCATCGTCAATGGCCGCATCCATAAGGGGACAATGCCGATAGCTTGTCTTATAGTCCATATTTGTTTAACACCTCCAAAAGTTTTAACACATCGCCTTTGAACTCTTCAGGTTTAAAGGCTGTTCGGATCAGATTGTTGTCCAAATCAAAGTACACAACGCCTTGATCGCTGTAAAAGCGCTCATACTGGCCTTTCCAGACCGTGACTGAGATTCTCGCGTTCTCAATAAACTGCTTGGCTTCCTCGAGCGTTACTTCGTGCGCTCTCTCAGCATTGATATGTTTCTCGTCAAAGGACACGTGGTCAAGGGTGATCTTTTTGGGTTTGAGGTGAACTTCACCTTTTACGCCTGCACCCTTTATTTCTTCTATTATAGCACGTTCCCGGGCTTCTTGCCTGAGTTTTTCTTCTTGTTTTTTCCGGGCTTGTGTGGCTTTCTGGCTGATCTTACGACCAAATCCATATACCTGCTGCCGTTCGGGTTTCTGCCTTAAATCTGCGGCCTTGCTGAAGCTCTGATACTCCTGCCGCTGCCGCTGGAGCTTGATACTGGCTACGGTAAAAGCTTCCTTATCTCCAGCTGCGTCATAACCGATCAGCTCCCGCTTGGTTTTCCGGATCGCGCGCTCAATGGCGCGCTGCCGTTGGTTGGCGGCGTAATAGTCGTACTCCCTGCCTTTGTAGGAAAAGGGCGGCGGGTCAATGTTGGCCAGTTCTTCGTCCGTCCAGGTGCGTTCAGAATAACCGGGCCAGAAGTTGTTATAGTCATGCCGGCAATTCCAGCCTTTCAGGCCGGCGCCTGTTCCATAGCCGGTTACCTTCGCAAGGTTGGGATACTCTGGGGTCTCGCCTTTCCGGGCATAGACCTTTCCCTGCCAGCTGGCATGGTTCGCGGGACCTCTGCCGGTGTTTCTGGCTCCGGCGTGGGCCGTGACCTCAACAAAATTGCAGGCCATTTCCTCGCCCAGGGCATCGGTCAATTTTCCGGACATCTGGTTAGCGCCGGTGAGGGTTGCCCGCCTTACGGCCACGTCCAGATGGTTGCTCCAGCCACTGGCATAATCCACAGTGCGCAGGCCGCTGTCAGCCATGCGTTTCACGCTCTGCCTTATGGCGCTGTTGTAATCCAGAACCCCGCTCTGAACCTGCATCTGCACAAAGTCCATTTCTTTCTGAAAATACTGGGACAGCTCGGTAAAGACAATCTTGCCGTTGATCTTCTGCGCAAAACCCAGGGTACCGGTCATGTTGACCAGCTCGCCTTTTGTCTGGTCGATGGCGGATTCGATGATCTGCTCAAGTTCCGGGTGGGTTTCCAATGTTACGGGATCAATCCCCGCCTGGCTGGCAATGCCGTTTTCTACCCTTATGGCTTCAAGGCCCCATTCCTTAAACAGGTGGTCGATTTCTTCGTTTGAGATGTTTAAAGCCTGTTGAAGGGCTTCTTTGATGGCCTGGGTGCTCAGCCCCATCTGCTCCGCCTTGATCAGCTGATACCGGGCGGTTTCGGTGATGGTGCCCGCAGTGGTGACCCGCCTTACAAAGTCCTGGATGATAAAAGCTTCCAGATCCTGGAAAAGGCCGGTCAGGTGGTCGGCAATCTGGTCATATTGTTCTGGGGTCAGCATTATTCAGACCCCTCAATGATCTTTTTGGCTTCCCCCTTGCTGATGCCAATGGCAACGGAGATAAGGTTAATTGCCTGACCCAGAGTCAGCTCGCCTTTGCTGTACTGGCCGATGATCCCCAAAAGAGATTGGGTCTGCGCGCCATTCAGGGTTTTGCCGGCGATCTCTTCCGCAGCTTCCACCTCATCGGAATGTTTGATTTCATCTGTATTCCCTCCGCTGTTGGGATCGGATACAGACAGCCCTGTATCAATACTTTCCTCAGTATCCGGCATCATTTTGAGGGCTTCTTTTTCAGTGACGCCGTACTTCTTGGCCAGATAAATTTCCGGTTTGAGAATCCCGCTGGCCACATCCTGCTGCATGGCCAGTAGTTCAGCCTGCTTGTCGATCACGATGGAGTCATCCCAGTTAAAGGTGACCTCCGGACCAACGGGTACGGTCTGGCCGCCGAGGTTCATCCACACGCTCATGGCGTAAATAAGCTGTTGAAGGGCATCCTCAAGGGACAATTGAATATCTTTGACGGTGCTGTAAAGCCTTTGCTTTGAACTGATAATCTCGGTCGCGGTTTTATCCACATTCTGGGGATCGCTGATGGTGCCGTAGGACAGTCCGCAGTTGAACTCAATTCGTTTGAGCAGGTTATCAAGGCCGTTGAACAGGCTGGCGTCCCGGATGGCCGGGGAGAAGATGTTGTACCGGCTGTTCTCATCATCGTCCATATCATGGACTCTGAAGAGACGTTCTTTCCCTTCTGGCAATCGCCACTTTTGTTTTACCTCATCAAAAGCAAACCAGTCTGCGGGTAGATCAAGGGCCAGTTCGGAGCCTTCGTACTCCCACAGCAGCCGGTCGTACTGTCGGTCAGCCTGCTCGATCTGCTCAAGGGCTTTCGCGAAGCAGGACACCCCCAGAGGGCTGGTCTTGTCGACGGGATTGGTCCCCGGCATCTTAAAATAGGCAAAGAGCGGCGCCAGCACTGGGGCGATGACCTTTTCTTCCTCGATGACTGCCCATTCCGGGACGTCTGTTAACGGGATCGGCCGCCCCAGATCAATGGTAACGTCAGGATCCTGGGTTTCGTTTTTAAAGGCGTAGTTGCGGATGGTGTATTGCTTGCCTTCTAACCAGTGCTGTTCCAGCTTCGTGTAGACGGTATCGCCCTTGGTCAGCTTATCCACAAAGATGGCGCCGGTAATGTCTCCGTTGGTGTCGTAGTCTGTGGGAAAAAAGCTCTCTGCTGAGACGTAGTCCACGCTGATCCGGCCATTTTCGGGTACTGGCTTGAAGGCCAGACCTCCGCCGGCACAGCCCAGTTCACAGCAATGGCGCAGGTCCCGGGCAACGGTCTGGTAGGCTTCGTCCAATGTTTTGTTTTCCACGGAGGTTTCAAGCTCGGTGGTGACCAGTCTTGACAGTTCACTGGCGATGATGGCTGGCAGGTTGAGGGTCTTTACTTTTTCCTTACCGTTTTTGTCATACCGCCAGGGCGGATGGTTCTTGTAACAGCGTGTCCACAGGTCAATGGCAGCGGCCATTTTGTCGGACACGGCGATCGTGGTATTGATTTTGCTTTGAATATTCTGCCTTGTAAACAAGCGCCTGAACACCTCCTTGATTTTTGTGATTATGCTCATTGGTGCACTCCTTATTCTGATTGCATGATATCTTTAGAACGTCTGCGGATAATTGTGTAACAGAAATACCGCACCGCATCCATGGCGTGATCGTATTCCTTAACCGGTTTGTCCTCACCGCGGTCAACGGCTTTTTCGTCCCATGTGTAGGAACTGAATTCTTTGATGGTGTTTTCGCAGCTGTCCAGGAAGCGGATTTTCTCAAGGTTTAACTGGGTTCCGACAAAACGGATGCCGTCAAGCACATCGTTTTTAGCTTTTTTGACACGAAAGCCGCTCTGTTTTAGCTGCGCAATAAAAGAAGCCGCGGATGGGTCCACCACCACGGCTGTTGGTTTGATACCGCCGAGGAACCGCTTTAAGTCCTCGACGTACTGGATATCGGTTTTCTGTTTGCTCTCGTCTCTTCCGGAGTAATAGTACTCCCGGATGCAGTACCAGGTGCCGCTTTCACCACGCTGCCAGAGTAAAAAGACGGTGGCGTTCTGGGTCCCGTAGTCACAGGAAACATAATGCTTTGGCAACAGTGTTTCTTTGATCTGGCTGACCACGTGCTTTGCCTTGTCGAACATGTCGTAGATCAGGCCGTCAGCTGCGCACCACAAGCCCAGAATATAGCGCTTGTAAAACACGCCGGTGTACATGGCGCGGTACCGGGCTTTAATCTTTTCAGACAGGCTGAGGTTGTCCTCCATGGTGAAGCGGAGGTACAACAGTTGCTTTTCAGTCCGCTTGTCGATCCATCCGGTTTTAAACCAGTGATAAGGCCCATCCGGGTTGCAGTTAAACCAGAACTTTGAACCGTCCACGGAGCAGCGCCCGGTTGCCTGGTTAACAAAACTCTCGGGCATCAGGGCAACTTCATCGAAGAAAACACCCGCCAGAGTGATCCCTTGGATTAAGTCCTGACTGCGCTCATCTTTGCCGCCAAAAATGTAAAAGTAATTGACGGTATCGCCCCGGATGACCTCCAGCAGGTTGTCACTGCGGTGATCCCGGACTTTGTAGCCCCGGCTCCGCAGCATGATCTTGAGCCAGAACAGCACGTTCCGGCGGAAGGAGCCAATGGTCTTGCCGCACATACCAAAATTCTGGCCCTGAAAGCTCACCATAGCCCACATCACAAAGGAAAGGGACATGGCTAGGGTTTTACCAGATCGGATAGCGCCATCGGCGATGATCCCGTCCTTGTCCTTAACTGGGCTGTCCGGACACCACCAGTTTAAAATTTTGCGTTGCTTCTTGGAGAAGGGCTTAAACCGGAAGGTTGCTTTTTTAATCTTCATCCGCCCAGTCCTTTGCTGCGCTGCCGTTCAGAGCTTCCAGGAAACCATCGTCTCTGGGCAGCTCGCCGCCGGCGCGTTCTTTGTTTTCGGCTTCTACCTTGGCAATCTCGGCTCTCAAACGATCAATACGGGCTTTCTGTTCTTCTGTGGCCAGATCAGACTTTAACAGCTCATCATACTGCTTAAACAGGCCTTGCAGGGTCTTCATGGCCCTCGATTGCGCTTGTAAGAAACTGGCCTGTTTGTCCCAGGCCATCTGGACCATATAGGCTTCGGACCCCGCACTTTCCATGCTGGTGACTTTGGTACTGTCCTCCTGATCCTCGACGTACATGATCCGCTGCGCCCGCACAATGGCCGCATACTGAATCTGAATCTGGTGCCAGAGCAGGTCAATGGGGTCTGCGTCCTGGACCGCGTCAAAAATTTCTTTGGTTTCCGGCGGAAGGTATTTTGAGAAGAAGCCGAACTTCTCGGCCTTTTTATTCCCGGGCGGCCCGCCGGCAGCATTTTTATTGCCAACAGGAGCACCGCATTTTTTCGCAACGTTGTGATTATCCTTTTGCAACGTTGCATTCCACTTATATCGATTTTTCCAGCTGCGGATGGTCCCTTCAGGTATGTCAAGGGCGGCGGCGATATCCACCATTTTCTGCCCTTCAAGGTACATCTGCTTGGCTGTTTCTGCTTTCTCATTTGGTGCTCTTGGCATCCATCACCACCTCACTATTGTCGGTTTTGTCGCATTAAAAGACCCAGGCGCCGTAGCTTACCGAGGTCGTGATCCACTATTCATTGCCATGCTCAAATACTTCAAAATAACTCTTAATCGTAGTATTATTCGGTTTTAATCCTGACCGATCCATCGTTTCCCATATCTCTACAGCCTCTTGTTCGCTTTCTGCTTCGACTTCAACCGAATAAGAGGCATTTTCTACCCAAGATATTCCATATTTCATTATTTCCCTCCACGAAAAAAGACACCGGTTTCCCGATGCCTTAATTAGCCACATATTATACAGCGGCCATTGCTTTTATATGGCCGCCAAGTCTCGTGTGGTGATCAATCCACATCCGGTCATAAACTTAACCAGATTCTAAGAAGTGACGGCCTGCCAGCCGTTTGAGCCTGCGCAGATATATCCTGCCGGTT